GCCGAGCTCAACCTGTCGGTCGACAAGGCCGAGTTCGACGCGCGCATGCAGTCGATGAAGAACGAGCGCGAGGAGCTGGACAAGAACTACGCCGCCCGCGCCGAGGTCGCGCAGCGTGCGTACAAGGAGACCGTCGCCCGCTACGGCGCCGAGAGCCAGGAGGCGAAGAAGGCCTACGCCGACGTCCTGTCGGAGCAGCGCAAGTTCGTGCAGCAGAGCATGGAGCTCGACCGCATGCGCGCGCAGGCTCGGCAGGATGCCGCGCTCGGGCAGATCGAGTTCGAGCAGCAGGACGCGCGTGCGCGCCTGCAGCTGGGCGAGATCACCATGGCCCAGCTGCTCGAGCAGGAGCGCGCTTTCGAAGAGCGTAAGGCCGCGATCCGCCGCCAGTTCCTGCTCGACAAGCTCACCCTGATCGACCCCGAGCGCGACCCGATCGCCTACGCGCAGGTGAGCCAGCAGATCGAGGAGGCCGAGCGCCAGCACCGCCTGCGCATGCGGCAGATCCAGATCCAGGCACAGGCCGAGGCGCAGGACAACCCGCTCACCCGCACGTGGCAGACCGCCGAGCGCGCGCTCGACCAGGCCGTGCAGGGCATGATCAATCGGCAGATGACGCTGCGCCAGGCCATGGCGTCCATCTGGTCGAGCATCCGGCAGGGCGTGGTCGCCGAGATCGGCAAGATGGTCGCGGCCAAGGCCATCGCGTGGGTCAAGGAGCGCGCGATGACCATCGCCGGCATTGGCGCCGATTCCGCCAAGGCCGGCGCCGGCGCCGCCGCTTCGCAGGCGAGCATCCCTTTCGTCGGGCCGATCCTGGCGATCGCCGCGATGGCGGCCATCATGGCCGCGGTCGGTGGCCTCAGCTCGAAGGTGCCCAGCGCCCGCGGCGGCTTCGACATTCCGTTTGGCGTCAACCCGCTCACCCAGCTGCACGAGCAGGAGATGGTGCTGCCCAAGGACGAGTCGAACGTCATTCGCAACCTGGCGCGCGACGGCGCTGGCGCGGCAGAGCGCCAGGTGGTGCAACTGCGGGGCATCCCGGTGGGCGACTTCTTCGTCGCCATGAAGACCGATCTCGCCCACGCCCTGCGCGGCATCGAGCGCGACGGCGTGCTGCTCTGAGCCCATGAGCAACGCCGTCTATCCCGTGCTGCCCGGCCTCGCCTGGCCGGTCGGCAAGGCCCCGCTGTTCAACACCAGCGTGCAGCGCTCGGCCAGCCTGAACGAGCTGCGGGCCTCGTGGGCCGAGGACCCGCTCTACACGTTCAAGCTGCGCTACGAGTTCCTGCGCGACGAGGTCGCGCTCAACGAGCTGAAGACCCTGTTCGGGTTCATGCTCGCGCGCAAGGGCAGCTGGGACTCTTTCCTCTTCACCGACGACGACGACGCCAGCGTCACCGCGCAGGCCTTCGGCACCGGCGACGGCGTCGAGACCGAGTTCCAGCTCGTGCGCTCTTTCGGCAACGCCAGCGAGCCGGTCAAGAACCTCAACGCCGCGCCGCAGATTTACATCGGCGGCGTGCTGCAGGGCAGCGGCTACAGCGTCAGCGCCACCGGCCTGGTCACGTTCACGTCGGCGCCGGCCGCCGCCGCGGCGCTCACCTGGACCGGCAGCTACTACTTCCGCTGCCGCTTCGCGCAGGACACGCTGGACTTCTCGCAGGTGTGGAAGCGCCTGTGGGAGACGCGCCAGGTCGAGTTCGTCGGCTCCCTGGGCGCCAAGGTATGAAGGCGGCTTCCGCGCCCCTGATCGCGCTGCTGGCCAGCGGCAAGCAGTTCGTGATGTGGGACCTCTACACCGTCACGCTCATCGGCGGCGCGCAGGCCACGCTGGACAGCCGGGTCAACGTCATCAAGCGTGGCGCCACGCGCCTGGCGCTCGGCCTGGAGACCAGCACCCTGCAGGTGTCCATCGCCTGCAGCGCAGACACGCTGATCGACGGTGTGCCGCTGGCGCCCTTTGCGCACCAGGGCGGCTTCGACGGCGCGCGCCTGGCACTGCAGCGTGCCTTCGCGGCCGAGCACGGCGTCGCCGCCGTGGGCACGCTCGACATCTTCGCCGGCCGCATCGGCGAGCCGGAGGTCAGCGGCACCGAGCTCAAGCTGCCCGTGCACAGTGACGTCGAGCTGTTCGACATCATGATGCCGCGCAACCTGTACATGTCGGGTTGCGGCCACACCGTCTACGACGACGGGTGCGGCCTCTCGCGGGCCGCGAACACCGTGGCCACCACCGTCGCGTCGGGCAGCACCACGCTGCTGATCAACACCGCGCTCGGCGCGATCGCGGCCGACCGCTACGCGCTCGGCGTCGTGCGCTTCACGTCGGGCGCACTCGAAGGCGTGCGCCGCACCATCCGCAGCAGTACCACCGGCGGCGCCTTGGTGCCCATGCTCGGGCTGCCCGTGGCGCCCACCGCCGGCGACGGCATCGAGGTCACGCTCGGCTGCGATCGGCAGTTCACCACCTGCGGCACGCGGTTCAACGTGAACAACCAGGACAACTGGCGCGGCTTCGAGTTCATTCCGGTCCCCGAGGTCAGCTACTGATGGACGCCTGGCGCGCAGAGGTGCTGGCCGAGGCCCGCACCTGGATCGGCACGCCCTGGAAGCACCGCGCGCGCGTGCGCGGCCGCCAGGGCGGCGGCATCGACTGCGCCAATTACCTGATCGCCGCCTTCGCAGGCGCCGGCCGCATCGAGCCCTTCGACCCCGGCCCGTACCCGGCCGACTGGATGCTCCACCGCGACGAGGAGCGCCTGCTCGAGGTGATCGAGCGCTACGCGTCGCAGACGTCTGCGCCGCAGCCGGCCGACATCGCCGTCTGGCGCTTCGGTCGCACCTTCAGCCATGCGGCGATCGTGGTCGAGTGGCCGCAGATCCTGCACGCCTACAAGGCCGAGCGCGGCGTCGTGCCCGGCGACGGCACCAAGGGCCTGCTGGCCACGCGCGAGCGGCGCTTCTACGCGCTGCGCGAGGAGTTCCGGCCATGAGTGGCCTGTTCGGCAAGAAGGTAATCAGCAACAGCGAGCCGCGCATCGGCGCGCTGCGCATCCAGACGTCGTCCCGCGGCGTGCCCATCACCATCGCCTACGGGGTCACGCGCGTCACCGGCAACATGCTTTGGTACGGCGACTTCACCGCCATCCCCCACACCGAGAGCGAGGAGGTCGGTAAGGGCGGCGGTACCGAGGTGCGCAGCACCACGTACACCTACACGGTCGGCGTGATCATCGGCCTGGCCGAGGGCGCGCTGCCGGCCAGCTTCGTTGGCACCGTGTGGTCCGGCAAGGAGAAGACCACCGCGGCCGCGCTCGGCCTGACGCAGTTCAACGGCAGCGCCTCGCAGAGCGCGTGGGGCTACCTCACTGCCAACCACCCGGCCGAGGCGCGCACCTACCGCGGCACCGCCTACGTCGCCAACGGCGCGCTGCAGCTGGGCGGCAGCGACAGCCTGCCCAACATGAGCTTCGAGCTTCGGAGCCAGCGCTCGCTCGGCACTCAGAGCGACGTCTTCCTGCTGCTGAATTTCGAGAACGGCGCGGGTACGGACTTTGTCGACGAGTCCGTGCGCGAGCACACGATGGCCGTCGAAAACATGGTCATCACGCCGACGAATCCGCGATTCGGCGCAGGTGCGGCATGGAACATCGAGCTCGACAACGCCAATGCGGGTGTCAGCCAGCTCGTCAACGAGCCTTGGACGCCGGCTGATGATCTGTGTGTCGAGACGCGCTTCAGGCTCGGGCAGGACCTCAACCGCACCACGACGCTGGTGGGAGTAGTCGTTGAGGGCGACTTGCCGATCGCGCTCAACATCGAAGATGGAATCTCACCCGACAACAAGAATCTGAGGCTCTACCTCTTCGACCAGTACGTCGATGGGCCGGTGACGGAAGGGGCCCCACCAGCCGGGGTTCCGATCTTGAGCTGGGCAGACGGTGCCGTGGTTGAGTATCACGGCGAGTCTCAGTCAGCGCGTGCGCTGATCAACGGAGAGGAAGTGCTCGCGATCACGTACAGCGGCACGCCGCCCGCCGTGACGGAGATCTTGCGTGTGCGTGCGGTGTACCTGTCGGCGGGTACGTTGCCGGCCAACGCGATCGGTATCGATGGAGTGCGAGCGACGACGCGCCGGCGCTATCAAACGAGCGACGCAATGCCCAACGCTGCGCCGACCGACGACGGACCGGACCACCTGGCCGGTGCCGCGGCGGAATGCGAGCCAGACGTCAACCCGGCAGATATCGTCTCGGACTTGGCCACGCACAGCCGGTACGGCGCCGGCCTGCTGCCTGCCCAGCTCGACGCGCTGACGGCCTTCCGCACTTACTGCGAGGCCGCGGGCTTCCTATGCTCTCCGGCCTACACAGAGCAGCGGCCCTTTCGGGAGATGGTCCAGCAGCTCGCGCGCATCGGCAACAGCGCGCCGCTTTGGAGCGAGAACAAGCTCAAGATCATTCCCTACGGCGATGCCGCGGTCAGCCGCACGCCGAGCGTCTGGAACGGCAGCGCCTGCGTGGCCGGCACCGAGGTCACGTTCACGCCCGACATCACGCCGCAGTACCAGCTCGGCATCGACGACTTCCTGGCCGAGCGTGGGCAGGACCCGCTGCGCGTCACGCGCAAGCGCCAGGCCGACGCCTACAACGTGGTCCAGATCGAGTGCCTGGACCGCGCGAACGACTACAACCCGGAGGTTGTCGAGGCGGCCGACCAGGCCAACATCGAGCTGTTCGGCCGGCGCGTGATGCCGCCGCTCAACATGCACGCCATCTGCAGCGTGGCGGTCGCGCGCAATGTGGCGCAGGCCATCCTGCAGCGCCAGCTGTACTACCGCAACGTCTACCGTTTCCGCCTCGGGTGGAGTTACGCGCGCCTCGAGCCGATGGACATCGTCGGCCTCACCTACGACAATCTCGCGCTGTCGCAGACGTCTGTGCGCATCGTCACCATCGACGAGAACGAGCACGGCGACTTCGACGTCACCGCCGAAGACTTGCACCCTGGTACCGCGCACCCTGGCGTCTACGGTGCGCAGGCCGGCGGCGGCTACGTGCTCGACAGTGGCGAGGACCCGGGCGACGCGATCGAGCCCGTGATCTTCCAGCCGCCGATCGCGCTAAGTGCCGGCGAGCCCGAGATCTGGATCGGCGCTGCCGGTGGCGCGAATTGGGGCGGTGCCGAGGTCTGGGTCAGCGACAACGGCGACAGCTACCAGCGCGCCGGCACCATCACGCAACCGGCGCGCATCGGCGAGCTGACCGCGTCGCTACCGGCGGGCGATGACCCCGAC